ATTAGAGTTTAATGGTGCCAGTGTTGACAGCATCTATCAATCAATCAAACACACAATTGATGCCATTGACAAGATGGCAAACACAGGGGCGGTGAGAGCAACAGAAAGTCGCACAATGAGTGGCGTTGCTATGGAAACAGAATTTCAATTACTAAACGCTAAACTTTCAGAAAAAGCAGACAGCATTGAACTTGCTGAAGAGCAAATGTGGAAAATATGGTGTATGTATATGGGATATAATTGGGATGGTTATGTGGACTATCCAGGCAGTTTCAACATTAGAGACACAGGGGCAGAAATTGCTCAACTTAAAACAGCAAAAGAAAGTTCCGCAAGTCCTATTGTTGCTAAAGAGATTGACAAACAAATACTTGAGTGGATGGAAGTTGATGATGACGTATTAGAAAAGTTAGAAGAACAGCATCCAACCACAACACCTGAAACAAGAACTGCTCATATACAGCAGATGATTATGGAAGGTTATACAGACGCACAAATTTTACAAATTCATCCTGAGATTACACAGGCTGACATTGATAGTGCCAAGCAGGCATTATTAACAAGCGAAGGAGCGAACGATGAATAAGAAAAAGAAAAAAGGTGGGAAGCGAGGCGGCAAAAGAGGCGGCAGTCGCGGCGGTAAACGATAAGGAACTGTGGACCCATTACTTTCACAGCATACGTAAGGTATGTCCGTGGAGTTATAGTGCCTGGAAAAGAGGCAAGATAGATATAGCAATGTGGAGAGGCATTGCTAATGAATTAGAGGATTTAGAAGCAAGGGTTTATGTCATATATGGTGACATAACACCAAGGCTACTAAAAAAGATTGAACAACGCCTTAATGGTGAACGTCAATCAGAGGAGTGGTTACATAGCCACCCTTTATTTGGGATTAATTCAACCCCCGTCCCAGTCCTAATACAACAGGACAGAGAAGGGTTGGAAAAGGCAAGAAAGCAGTCAAATCAATAATGGTTTTACCGCCTATTGCTAAATAACATATAACACTCATAAGGAGGCGATGCGACGATGTCAGAAAATACATTGGTAAAAGAAGAAAACGTAACTCAAACGGAGGCGACACCAAACGCAGAAATTGAGGCACAAGAAGCAACCAAAACCTATAGTCAGAAAGAAGTTGACGATATGATGGCCCGTATGAAAGGCAGTCTTACTCGTAAATTTGAAAGCAAATATGCGGACTTGGGTGATGTTGAAGAACTACGCAATTTGAAAGCAGAGGCGGATGAACGCCAACGCAAAGAACAAATCAAGCGTGGTGAGTTTGAAAAAACACTTCAAGAACTTGCTTCAAAAAAGGATGCTGAGATCCAAAAAAGAGATAGCATCATTAAGGAGTATAAGGTGAATACCCCGCTTTTGAATAGTGCCGCAAAATACCGTAGCGTTAATCCAGAGCAGGTAAAATCCTTACTTGCTAATCAAGTTAGACTTAATGATGAAGGTGATGTAGAGGTTGTGGACACAAGTGGTAGTGTGCGTTATAACGACGCGGGACAACCAATTGGGGTAGACGATTTAGTGCGAGAATTCCTGGATTTAAATCCGCATTTTGTAGCACCTACACCTACTACTACAAACACCAAAAGTAGCATTGGCAATAAGGCTGATGGTAAATTAGATATCTCTAAATTGGATATGAAGAATCCTGAACATAGAAGACTGTATGCTGAAGCACGAGAAAAAGGTGCCGTAAGCATTACAGGTAATTAATGCCAAATAAAAGGAGATACTAACAATGGCTAATACTACATCAATCAACTCTGAATTATTTCAGAATTTGTTAGTTCAATCACAATACGCACTTTACGAGAATTCAATTGCTCGTGCTGTTGCTCGTGTGTTTGACTATCCCGTTGGTGCTGGCAAACAGGTTTCTGTTCCAATTTGGGCAGGCATTACTTCATCTAAACCAGGTGAAGGAACTGCTCCAAGTGCCGCTGACACTAACACAAACTCAAAAACAATTTCTTTAGAAGAACACGTTGTTTATGCTCAGGTTACTGACTTCCTACGTGATTCCGCACAAGAAGATGTTATCGCCGCACTTGCTAACCAATCAGGGTCAGCACTTGCTGAAGGCTTAGACAAAGAACTTATCGCATTATTTGCGGATTCTTCTGTAACTCAAGTAGTGGGTTCAGCAGGAGCAAACAATACTGTAAACGACTTGTTTAAAGCGGCGGCTATCATTAGAGCAAACAAATGGGTGGGTCCTATGTATGCTGTCCTACACCCTAACCAAGCATTTGAAATCAAGAAGGCTTTAACAGCAACTACTGCCTACACAGCAAACACTAACGTGGGTAATAGAGTTCTTGACTCTTATATGATTGGTTCCGTAGCAGGTATCACAGTTCTTGAACATCCGTTAATTACAGCGGACGCTTCAGACGACGTTAAAGGATGCGTATTCGCACCTGAGGCGTTTGGTATTGCTCAACGTGGTGGTGTTCAAATGGGAACACAACGCCAAGAAAAAGAACGTGCGACTGACGTGGTTATGTCTGTTGTAGCGGGTGCTGGCATTTTACGTCCAGAACTTGCTGTTCAAATGATTGGTGACAATCTATTAAGTGCGTAACACTAAGGAGTAAAGTAGAATGTCTTTCATTGTAGAAAATAATATCACTATTAGTTTCGCTGACTATCAAGATGTTGTTGACAAAGATCAACGACTTTTTGAGCAGAATGAGGGACTTACTGACGATTACGTTGAAGAACAACTTATTAGGGCGACAGAGCGTATTCTTGCTAAGATACGCTCGTCGTCTTGGTGGCGTTCATACTTCGCTTCTAAGAACACCAGCGTTGTTATAAAAACAGTAGCGGATATTCCAGCATTGAACCCTGACAAAATCAAGGCAAGGCTGAATGATTTCCGTGATTTGTGTATATACACCGCATTGAGTGAATTCATATTACCTTCTATTGCTGACTTTAGCAATGAAGATAATGCTGAAAGAAACAAGATGGGTTATTATACAAACAAAGCGGGTGACTTATATGGCGAACTAATCACAGCAGGTGATTGGTATGATTTTGATGGCAGTGGTAGCATTGCTTCATCAGAAAAGCAACCAGGACAATACAACCTTAAGAGGATACGTTAGTGAGACAAGAAGTTCTTGCTTATATAAATGGGTTGGCACTTGGAACTTTTACAGTTACAAGTGACTTACCCTACGATGCGAGTGGCAATGCTCTTTACTTGAGCAACGTTAAGAAGATATATGTTGACGAGGAACAAATAACTTCAGAGCCGTTAGTTCAAGGAATGGATGGCACTCATATCAATAATCAAACAACTTCCGTTAGTATCTACTTCACTGCGGATGCGAAGCAACTTCCAGCGAACTATGACACCATTGTGTCAGGCTTGAGGGGAGCAAAAGATATAACTTCTGTCAGCGGTGTCAACCGCAGGGAGATAGAGGAAATCAGCGACTTTCAAGGTGACTTGATTGTCAAAACGTTGGAAATACGTTTTAACACAGTAACATAAAGAGAGGAAACGAAAAATGGCTTACATTTATCCAGCACCTGGTGTTAATAACATACAAGCAACTTTAACAATTACAACTAACGGTGGAACAGACACAGTTGGTTTAGTAGTGCCAGCACTACAAGACGTAACAGTTAATAATGCTAATGATGTTTTCACTTGGACACAATTAGATAGTGGATCCAAACAACAAATTGCTACAACTGCCACAAACAGTTTAGGAATGAACATTGTTTTAGAACAAGACACGTTTTTTGGAACTACTGTATCTGGAGAAGATGCTCAAACAGCAGGTATTTTTGGCCTTTCCAAAAACAAAACCAAAATTGATTTTGAACTTTACTTAGGTAGCACAGACGGTGCGACTTCAGCAGATGGTAAAACAATTTCAGGAAGTGGTTATGTCACAGGATTGGCACCTACTGTATCAGCGGATGCCCCAGTATGGGTTTCACCAATTACTATTACAGTTGATGGTGACTACACAGTTTCTTAATCCTTAAGGTTAAGGAATGAGAGCGAGGGTGAACGGGGTGCTTTTGTGCCCCGTTCGTTCTATATAAGGTAAATACAATAGAAGGAAAGATTTATGGATGTATTAGATAAAAAGACAGACAAAGAACTACTTCAAAGCGTTCTTGCTGAACTGGCTAAAGCACAAAATGAA